GTTGGAGTTGAAAGACGCGATGTTAGGTGTCGACTACTACAACAACAGCGACATCATGACTGACTACTTTGATGTGAGTCACTACATTTACATTGAGATTGGACGGTGGGACAAACCCTATGTCCTGAAACAAAAAGTTGCGGAGGTTGCGTAATGAAAGAGATTATTCGTGAATGGTATTCAGACCCAAGTCATGCTTGGTTGAAGGTTAAGTATTCTGAGTTGGAAGAACTTGGTATCCAGTGTGAGATTAGTTCATTCAGTTACCGTAATGGTGACGATGTCTATCTTGAAGAAGACTGTGATGCGATGAAGTATCTCAACGCAGTGAATAAGAATGGTGGTGTGTTATTGTTCCGCACTGGTCATGATGCACTGCGGGAGAGTCCTGTTCGGAACTTCAAACCCTACTTCTTCGTTGTGGAAATCCCGAAGGGTAAGTTGATTGATGGTGATAGTTTAGATAAGGAGGTTGGATAATGGATTCAATGACAACAAAACAAATTGTAGACTTTTTATTGGATGATAAATCTGAGAATTGGACATATGATGAAGCCCATGTAATCGCACGATATTTAATGAGTAAATCAAGAAATAAAGAGACTGCATAAGGTAGACCGAACATGAAGTACATGCCTATCATCGAAGGGCGTATACGTCATCGTGANATCGTNATGGAGTATTCCCAACGGGTATTGAAAGAGTTGGGACTAGGTCGACTTCGAACTCGACCTATCACGATCAACTTTGTGACTGATGCGGAAGGCGCACATGGTTATTGTCTTGGTGACCGAGATGGGGTGGAGATCTTTATCTCTCGTAAAGATCCGGTCACTGGTGGCAATGCATCTTTCATGACCATGATGCAAACCCTCACCCATGAACTGGTTCATGCGAAACAGTATCTACGCGGAGAACTCAAGAGTGAAGGCAATTGGGTTTGGAAAGGTCGAAATGCGGAGGGGTATCGATATGATAATCAACCGTGGGAAAGGGAAGCACACCGACTAGAGAAAGAAATTTTCTGGAAGTGTTTTCCGATAGATTTAGAATTTAGGAATTAGGATGAATATTTTTATACTGGACAATGACCCGATTGTTGCGGCACAACAACAATGCAATAAACATGTGGTTAAGATGTTACTTGAGTCTGCACAGATGTTGTGTACTGCTCATCGATTACTTGATGGTGATGACATTATCAGTCAGGAACTCTATCAACCAGTCCACCCCAAACATCCATGTACTCTTTGGACCATGGAAACCTCCGCAAATTATGAGTGGCATCACAAACACTGGATTGCCCTTTGTGATGAATATACATACCGATATGGGAAGACTCATCTGTCAGATAAAAAGTTCCGGGGATTATTGTCCACTCCACCAAAGAACATTCCGACCGGACCCCTGACTAAGTTTCGACTTGCGATGGGTTCGAATCCTGAGTGTATGACCGATGATCCGGTAGAATCTTATCGTAAGTTCTATATGACAAAACAAAAACGGTTCAAGATGATTTGGTCCAAACGGGATATACCAGATTGGTTTGAGGTTGACAAAACTTGTATGAGTGAGGTAATATAATGAACGACTTGAAATTTACAACAGCAGGAGATTACATGATGTTATATAATCGTGATCAGATGGCCAATACATTAAGAGAAAATATTGTCAATCTGTCTTTCGAGAAGGTAAAAGACGGTGCTATCCGTAAGATGAAAGCCACTCTAAACTCAGATTTAATTCCTGAAGACAAGATGCCTAAGGGAGAAAAAATCGATCAGAGTGTGGGTGGAGATACTACTCTTCGGGTATTTGACTTGGATCTAAATGAGTGGCGTTCTTTTCGTATAGATAAAGTGATTTCATTTGATAGTGCATAACGGTTAGACCTATGACTAAAGGAAAGAAAGCAGCCGAAACCCGGAAAAAGAAGGAACAGGCTGCACTCGAAGAAATGGGGTATGAACGTAAGAAGATAAAACCCAAACGTTCTCGCAAACCCATGACTGATGAACAGAAAAAAGCAGCGGCCGAACGTCTCGCCAAAGCAAGAGAAGCGAGAGGTCACACCGGCGCAAAATCTGTTCATGAGTCTATTCGAGATTTGCCTGAAGATCATCCGATTCATTGGTCCAAAGTAAAACAGTGGATCAAAGACAATGAGATGTCTCTTAAACAGATGAAGTCATTCAAAGACTCATCGGTCGCAAGCGAGAGGTCTGCATATCAAGATTTAGAAACCTATATCAAGAACATGAAGACCTATCTGTCCACCGGACACTGGGCAGACTTTCGATTTGGAGAAAACCGAGAAAACCGTGTCCGAGAATCATGTGTCGCAATGGCATACTGGCCAGACGGAGAACCTAAGAGAACAATCGGTGTTTTCTATCCCGACATAATGAAGGTCTGGGACGAAGAACTAGAAGAGATATGGTATGGAAACAAAAACAAAAGGTCATCAAGAATCCCAACCACAAGAGAACTTTATGACGAAGAAGAAGTTCTCGAACATGGTGGAAGAGACAGTGATGAGAACACAGATGAGTTATATCGACTCAATCGTACATCTCTGTGAAGAAAACAATTTGGAAATGGAAGACATCAAGAAATATTTGAGTGACTCCATTAAAAAGAATCTGGAAGCAGAGGCAATGAACCTCAACTTCCTACCGAAGTTAAACACATTGGATGTTTGACGTGCTTGACAAGTCAAGTAAAATAGTATATGATTATGAATAAAGTGGATAAAACAAATACGCAATATACAAAATATACGGAGTAATATATGAGTTTTGAAAGTCTAAAATCTAAGTCAATGGACGTGTCCAAGTTGGTTTCAGCTGCGAATGAAATGAACGGACCATCCGGCGAGAAAAAATCTTATGGTGATGACCGATTCTGGAAACCCTCGGTAGATGAGAGTGGTAACGGTTATGCGGTCATTCGTTTCCTTCCCGCAGGTGAAGGCGAAGAATTGCCTTGGGTTCGGTATTGGGACCATTTCTTTAAGGGTCCGACCGGACAGTGGTATATTGAAAAGTCTTTGACCACTCTTGGTCAGAACGATCCGGTGAGTGAACACAACTCTCGTTTGTGGAATTCTGGGGTTGAAGATGACAAAGAGATCGCACGGAAACAGAAACGCCGTTTACATTATGTGTCAAACATTCTGGTAGTCAGTGANCCATCAAATCCTTCGAATGAAGGCAAAGTTTTCTTATACGATTATGGTAAGAAAATCTTTGACAAGATCATGGATGTGATGCAACCACAGTTTCCGGGTGAAGAACCAATTAACCCATTTGACTTCTGGAAGGGTGCAGACTTTCAGTTGAAGATTCGGAATGTTGCGGGTTATCGTAACTATGACAAGTCTGAGTTCAAGAGTCCGTCATTACTGTCCGAGTCCGAAGAACAATTGAAAGCAATCTACAATCAAATGCATGATCTCAATGAGTTCACTGATCCTTCGTCTTTCAAATCTTATGATGAACTGAAAGGACGGTTACAGGTTGTTTTGGGTGAGTCTGTTGGTGCGGGTTCTACCGCAAAGAATGAGAGTGTATCTCAGAGTGCGGAGTCAAATGTCGGACGCAGTGCGCCTGAACCTGAGATTGTCTCAGAACCTTCTCCGAGTGTTGGTGCAGAAGAAGATGAAGAAGATACTCTGTCTTACTTCGCAAAAATGGCACAAGAAGACTAAATAGTAGAGTAGGGGGAGATTCTCCCCCTCATACTAGAAGGAGAAAGTTATGGAAGTACTAGGATATTTGATTTTTGCTGGTGTTGTTGCTGCGATTGGTTTCCATGTGTACAGCAATCGGAAAAACCGCAAATCATCAGGTGGCGGTTCAGCTGGCGGTGGTAGAACAAATCCATCATCAAACCGCAGAATCAATAAACACTAAGATACCCCCTCACAAACCGACTCATCAGGTTCAGTCTGTGTTACCCAAATACTGTAAAGGAACTGATTTGCTACTTGACTGATGGGTCGGTTATTTTATGACCAACCCCATGTCCTATCCAGATTGTCTACCGCAGGCATATTAGAATTGATTAGTGCAGTCTGATTGTTATTCACATTATTATTGTTGTTGACCACACGTTGTGACGCATCGACCGCATTGATAGATGATGCTTGTTCGATCTGTCTGTTTTCTCTTTCACCAGATTCCAATCGGGCCCGTGCCATTTGTCTTGGGGTTAGTTCGGGTCTTTCCGGTCTTACTCTTGGGATGTCTTCGTTGTTTGTCTCTACGGGTCGGAGTTGTTGTTCAACTTCTCGTCTCGCAGTAGCGATTTCCCTCATCTCTCTACGAACCCTTTCCATTTCGGCTGGATCCGACATGATTTCTTCTTGGTTTTCCCGAACATTAAGACTCAATTGTCTTTCTCGGTCTTCAAGTTCTCGAAGTTTTGCTTCTGCGTTTTCTCGTTCTTCAGGTGTTAGGTCTGATCTAGTTTGACGATTTCTTGATGGTTCAACAATCTCCGGATCCCTTCTTTCCGGTGGAGGCGCATCCAAGAATTCATAAACGCCTTCAGGAACAAATCCACCAAGAAAACTATCTTGATCGGGAATAACCTTTCGCAACATCGATTTGATTCCTTCGAGAATGTCTGCACCAAGATTTGTTAATGCGCCAAATATTCCTACTTCTCGAATGTCATCAAATATCTCAACGATCCTATCTTTAATAGACAAGACCACGTTGGTAATAGAATCAAATATATCTTGAATAATATCCGCAAAAGAAAATGATTCAAGGGTTTCCGCAAAGTTTTCGAACCCCATTTTTTCTGCAATAAATCCTACCGCAGATTTTAACAAATCGAGTGGTATACCGATGATGCCTCTCAGAACACCGCCGACTGCGCCTAATGCGCCTGCAATAAGTTTATTAAAAATGCCTTCTTGTTCTTGCCATCCACGCATGAACCCCTTGAATCCATCGATGATTCCCATGACTATGGTTACAGGAAATGCAATGACTCGACCGAGGGTTCCGAATAATCTAAAAATTCCACCAAGTCTTCCGCCGAAGGCTTGAATCGCGGATTTAATTCCATTAATGGTCTTTGAGATTGGACCCAGTGGTTTTGTTACTGCACTTGTTGATTTAGACAGATTACCCGTAATACCCGCAACCGATCTCCACGCATTAAAGAACCCATTGATGGTTTTTGTGATTGGACTGATTGCTGTTTTTACACCTTGGGTTGCGGTCGAACCTAAAGAACCGATTCCACTCCCGATTGACCTTAATGCACCGAAAAAACCATTAATGGATTTTGTTATAACT